GGTCTTCGCGTTCTTGTTGTGTGACTTCAATCCATTGGCCACTGCCATCAATGACATCGCCAAATGTGTCTGGGTCGCTGGCATCAGTATATCTATTTAGAACCCATCGTTTAGTCACGCAGGTTATTGGATGGAACCACCACACTTCTTCATTGGGTGCATTAGGCGGTTCTTCACCAGTATACACTTTATTTTCAGCTTGGAAGTAGATGTTAGTCCCTAACGGATTGCTTAATCTTCTTTCTAGACCTTCGTTGCCAGCAATACCATTGGCATCTTCTAACAACTCAAATGTTTCCAGTCTACTCAGACCAAGATTAAACTTGACGACTTTACCGTCTTGTAGTCTAGGTGTTAGGTCTGCATCGACATAACAAATATAAAATTCAGGCGCTATTGAAGCAGGGTTAACAGTTTCACCGTCAACTACAAAGCCACCAATGTCAGCACTGGGTACTCCAAATGTATGGCTGTAGCCACGCTTTAATTGAACAATTGGATTGGCATCCAAATATGTGTCTTTTCTGCCATTGATAATTTGTTCGCTTTGAACACCGGTAACACCCCAGCATTGACGATCTTGTATCCAGACAAAATTAAAGTTGGTTACTGGAGGATTTAGTTCTGCATCTAAGATTGGATCACCAACATCGTCGGCTGGATCACCTGTAATCACTGTGGACTCATAGCCTATTAGTTTTCCGCAGTAATCGTAGATAGGATCTTGCTGAGCAAAGAATGGATCCTGTGGTGTTAGTGCTGTTACTGCCAAGGCATAAACTTCAGGACCAACTAGCCCTGGCCAAATATTTGTAGTAACAATGCCATCTGTCTTGACAGGATAGCTTGCTGTCTTTCGTACATTACCTACTATTGCATTGGCTTGATTTGTGGCTTCTTTTAGATTTGGTGTTTCAGATGGTGGATAAGGACCGTTCCATTGATTTGATAAGGGCGGTGGCGGTGCCATAGTAATAACTGGCACTGGTGTATTTGCATTTGATGCACCAGCAGGTACTAAACCGGCTTGAGCAAAAGTTTGTCCTGGCACATATGGCTTGCCTGTTACTAGATTTGTTTTGTGTCTGAAGTCAGGGAACAATTGACGATTGATTGACTTGTTTAAGGCAGTTCTAATACCTTTGACTCTGTTTATCAATCCGTTGACTTTTTGTCCAGGAATATCTGCCATGCGACCGCCATGCTTTTGTATGCTACCTAAGATGCTTTCTGGATTATAACTACCGGTATTAATTCCGCCGTCGCCGTTTAAGCAAACTTGCGGCTTGGCCAGTCTTCCGATATCTCTTAAAATTGCATTCATTTCTGCAAATTCAGCGTCGATAATTTGTCCTAGTACATCTGGTATTTTTGGAGCTCTCATTGGAATTTTGCAAAGACCATCAAGTGCCAACAAACTTTGAACTTCAGCAATTGCACCATTGATGCGATTCAGGGTATCTTTGATTCCTGCCAAATCTTCAGCAGCCTTGAGTTCGTTTTTTAATTCTTTCAGTTCGTTTTGTAAATCTTTAATACCCGGTAGACCAGTGTTTTCTGTGATTAACTTGTCAAGGTCGGCTTGGATACACAAAAGAGGTCCCTTGAGCATGTTTGCCAATCCACCAAAAAGCAAAGCACAAATAATGTCCTTTAGTGATTTATTGAGAATCCCTTTGGTTGCAACTTGTACGCCGGGTATAACTGGAATAATTGCCATAGTGTCTTACTTATGCCCACCTTAGGTCAGGTGGTAGAGCAGATCCGCCTCGGCCGCCACCATTTTGGTAAGGTGCTTTACCGGTTCTAGTGACCAATACTGCTACACTTGCTGGGCTAGATCCGTTGTAGGCCACATGAACCCATCCGCCTTCAAATATCAATTGGCTATAAGGTAACCCACTGCTGCCAATGAATTTAAAAAGTTGTTTGGCACCTTCTTCACGACCTGCACCTAATAATTGAATATCTGCAGCCTTGCCGTAAGTATGATCACCGTTTCCGTTTCCGCCTAATTCTCTGTCGTATGCTGATGGTCTAAAACCCGAACTAATTGTCATGCCAGGAAACTGTGTTTTAACTTTGTCAAGTATATTTTGGCAAAGCTTTTGCCAATTACAAGCCACTTCGGCTTCTGAACAACTACCCCCTTGTGGCTTTCTGTTCATGTGAGCAAACTTGAATTTTTCACTGCATCCTGTGTCCCATTGTGCGTCAGTGTAGGTTGTGCAGTCTGTTAAATCTGTAGGCGGCTGATCACCTGGTGGCGGTTGTGTGGTTTCACCTGCGCCCGGACCCATGGCAGCAGTTTCGCCAGCTCGCTGAGCCTTATTGTCAGCATAATATGGCACACCACTGGGTGTAGTTAGTACATTGCCGGAACCGGCTGGTTTTGCATCACACATTAAAAAAGCCTCCCATGTATTTATGGAAGGCTTTGTTTAACAATCTAAGCGTACCACCTTGGTAATGCCGCCCAAACTTGGTACCCAACCACCTGGGTAACTTATGGTCACATCCCCGTCGTTGTTGGGGTCTCTAACCGGAGGCGTTGCGGCCCTTCCTGGCATTTGATTGCCTCCAACAAAGGTATATCTACCATTATTTGCTGTGTAGCAAAAGCTGACATGACCAGATCCCCATAATACGAGATCTCCTGCTTTCATTTCGCTTAATGGTACTGTTTTATAATTTGGATCAACACTACCGCTGCCTAACTTGTTTGCAACACTAAAAGCATTGGCATCTCTAATGTATTTCATTCCGCTTTGTTTCATAGCAAAGCAAACAAAACCTGCACACCATGGAGTTTGATCACTGGTATAATATGTTATACCGATATCTCTCCACATGTTGATAATGTTTGGATTACTTGGGCGGCCACCTTGACCAGTTTCTCGCCAAGTACCTGTGGTTGCTTCACTAAGACACCTGGCCAAGAACCCTAGTACATTTGGCTTTCCTGGTTCGCATTGAGTAACCGGTTGGTCTTGAATAGGCGGTGTGTCTGCAACTCCTGGATTATTGGGCGCAGTACCTGCTTGTACATTTTGAGCTCGTGTAGGAGGAGGCGCAGTTCTGCGATATGGGCTCTGATCGGCTGCAATTGGTGTCGGTGGCTTAACAAACAAAGCCGACCTAGGTGCTCGCGGTGCAGAACTAAAAACTGTATCACCAACAAACACATTTGGACTTCCTTCTGCTCTTGCACATCCGCTTTCGTCTTCGTCACCTTCTCTGTTTACAGGAATTCCATTGATGAAAACACTTTGGCTTCCATTGGCGGTCTGATCACTTTCAACATCACTACCATCGATACTGACTAACAGCTCATTGGCGTACACGGTGCCTTGAATTACTTCCGTAATCTCACCACCACACTCATTGATATCCCCTAGTCTGTGTACCGGTCGTGTCACGAGTCAAACCTCATCCCAGCTGGTGCCGAAACAATACCACTCATTGCAGAAGAATACTGTGTGGCTAATTCGTGTTCTGTGTTTGCAATGCAAACTACCAAAGATTTATTAAATGCAACATCTCTGGCATTCTGCGGATTAACTGTCATAAGATATGGAACCAAAGCTGGTTTTCCATTTGGGCCAGCTGTCAATGAAACCGGTCTATCAATGACATAGCTAGTGGCATCGTCGCTTTTATATGTTCCAATGAGCTCTTCACCTGAACTCATTTTTAGTGAAACAGTATCGCCTGGTTTTCTAATATTAAGAAGCATTGTTTTCCTTTAAAAATTTATCAATGGCTGGACTACCACCTATGTATTGTCCTTTGTACCAAAACTGGGGGACTAGATTTGGATTATGCCCTAATCGATGTTTCCATACTTCAAACACTCGTCGAGTACCAATTTTAGTTACATCATAGATCACAAACTCATAACCAGCTTCGTGTAATTTGCGAATGGCAGTCTTGCATGATTCGCAAAACTGCATGGTATAAAGTTCGCTTACTTCAGAGCTTGAATCCAGCGAAGGTATTTCTGTTAACATCTTGCTTGATTCCTCCAATGACATAGGACTCAATTTCTGTTTCCTGCGGTGCTACTTGCAATCCCTTACTACTAGTCCAGTGTTCTGTCCAAGGTAAAGGATTATCGTTGGCACTACGCTCATATCTAGCATCAAGTCCTAGACCTTTAAGCCTACGATTAGCTATGTATTCAATGTATTGGTGCAGAAGCTTTTCGTTTAATCCCACAATGGCGCCACGGCTAAAAAGATAATTAGCCCAATCTTTTTCTTCTTCAACTACCAAATCATAAATCTCTCCAATGGCGGAAAGATTTTCATTGGCAATCACTTCCATCTCAGGGTCATCGCCTTTGAGCCAGTTTTTAATAATATGGCTGGTGATACTGAGGTGCTGACTTTCATCTCGAGCAATAAGACTGATAATTTTTGCTGAGCCTTCCATCTTCTTCAACTCACCAAAAGCAAACGAGCAAGCAAAGCTTACATAGAAGCGAAGTGCTTCTAGAGCGTTGACATTGACCATGGCCAGGAATAACTTTTTCTTAACATCACGAAGTGTTCCTTTGCCAGTTACTTCATAGAGCTGGGCGGCATTGATAAACTCATCATACGACTTGGTTACACTTTTGGCTCGAGCAATAATTTTTTCATCGTCGAGCATGGTGTCAAACACTTCAGTGGGATTTGAATACACATTCTTAATGATATGTGTATAACTGCGGCTGTGAATGTTTTCAAAAAACTGCCAGGCATTCATGCAACCTTCAAGCTCAGGTAGACTGCAATAAGGCATGAATGCCATTGCCGGTGCTCGTCCTTGAACGCTGTCTAGCAGGATCTGGTATTTGAGGTTGGCAGTGAAGATAAACTTCTGCTCATCACGAAAGTCTAGATAGTCACTGCGATCCTTTTGTAAGCTCACTTCCTCAGGACGCCAGAAATAACCAAGCTGAGTTTGAGTCAGCTTGTCAAATACTGGATACTTGAAGGTATCAAACCTTTGGGCATTGAGGGCTTCACCAAAGAACATAGGCTGTTTGGTGAAATCAATTTTTTCTTTGTTAAAAACTGTTACGGTCATCAAATTTCCTATTATATGGTACAGGCTTCACAAGACTCATCATTGTCTACCACCGTATTGCTTAATTTTAGCATAGGTGCTTGGTCAATTACAATAGCCTCTTCATCCTCACCTTTCATGTCATAGGTATTATGGTAGTAACTGGTTTTCCAGCCCAACTTGTATGTAGTTAGAAGATCATTGAACATCACGCTCATAGGTACTTCGTTGTTAGGATAATGTTTTGGATTGTACGACCAGTTACCGGAAATTGATTGATCAAAATACTTTTGCATAGCAGCCACAACACGAATATAGCCTTCGTTTACTCCTTCTTCATAGAGATAAGAATAGTTGTGCTTTAGGCTACCGTATTGTGGGACAATCTGCTTGAGTGGCCCTTTCTTTGACTTCTTGGTGCTCATGGCTGCTCGTGGTGGCTCAATGCCGTTGGTTTCGTTAGAAGCAACTGAGCTTGACTCGCTGGGCATTTGTGCGCTCAATGTGCTATGGCGCATGCCATGTGCCAACACTTCCTTGCGTAGAGCTTCCCAATCATAATGTAGTTCGTTGCCAAGGAATTCGTCGATATCGCGCTTATAGGTATCTACAGGCAATATACCTTGTGCATACTTTGTGCGGCTGAACAGTTCGCACGGTGCTGTTTCTTTGGCAAGACCAACACTGGCCTTGATCAAATAATATTGAAACGCTTCTGTTAAACGATTAACTGAACGAGCTGCCTCAGGATCACTATATTTTAGACCTTTCTTGGCAAGATAGTGTGCAAGGCCAATGTAGCCAATGCCAAGACTACGACGAGCCTTGGTTGAACGCTCTGCTGCCAATACTGGGTATCGTTGGTAGTCAATGATCTGATCCAGGGCACGAACAGCAAGGTCACATAGGTTTTTCAAGTCATCTAATTCGCGGAGATTGCCAACATTAATGGCGCTGAGAATACAAAGAGCAATTTCTCCGTTGGTGTCATCAAGGCTTTGAATTGGATCAGTAGGTAAAGTAATTTCTTGGCAAAGGTTGCTCATACGAACCATGTCCGTGAAACTGCTGTGGCTGTTACAATGATCAATGTTCATAATATAAACACGACCCGTTTCTGCTCTTTCTTTCAGCAGTTCACTAAAAAGTTGCATGGCTTTGACAACCTTCTTGGAAATCTTTGAATCATTTTCGTACTTTACATACAAGCGATCAAACACTTCGTTGTTGCCAAAGGCTTCGTAAAGGTCTGGAACATCGTGTGGACTGAACAGGCTGATGTTGCCATCTGCAAGTAGTCGCTCATAGAATAGTTTACTGAGTTGAATTGAATAATCCAGTTTGCGAACACGATTGTCTTCGGTACCTTTGTTATTCTTTAACACCAGGATGTCTTCAATTTCTTTGTGCCAAATAGGGAAATGCACCGTAGCCGACCCACCGCGCACTCCGTTTTGTGTACAGCTACGCACAATTGCTTCGTAGACTTTGAGAAAAGGAATAACGCCAGTGTGTGCAACTTCACCGCCACGGATCTTACTGTTGATAGCACGAATACGACCAACATTGAGACCAATGCCTGCTCGCTGTGCAATGTAATAACCAACGGCGGTAGAACTATTAAAGATTGAAGGAAGTGTGTCATCAACATCAACTAGAACACAACTTGCAAACTGACGGATAGGTGTACGCACCCCGCTCATCACTGGAGTTGGAATGTTGATTTTGAAAGTAGAAATGGCGTCATAGTAACGGCGAATATAAGTTAGTCTCTTATCAGCAGGATAGGTTGCAAACAAGGTGGCGGCAATCATCATGTACATGTACTGAGGAGTCTCGTACACACGACCACTGCTACGATCCTGAACTAGATATTTGTCTACTACTTGGCGCATACCAGCATAGGTAAAGTCCAAGTCTCTTTGATGATTGATATACACATCAAGCTGACGCCATTCGGCTTCTGTGTATTGAGTCAACAGTTCAGCGTCATACACACCACGGGCAATGTTTTGCTTAACCAGATCGTACAAAGGAATGTAATCAAACTGTCCAAACACATCCTTGCGTAGCCCATAGAGCAAAAGGCGAGCTGCCGCATACTGATAGTTAGGCTTTTCTAAACTGATCAAATCGCTGGCGCTACGAATAAGAATTTCTTGAATATCAGCTGTTGTGATACCATCATTGAACTGTAGGTCAGCATTCATTTCAATCTGACTTACACTTACTCCAGCTAAGCCTTCACAGGCTTCTTCAACCATGATATGAATTTTGTTAATATCCAATGGTTCTCTGCGACCATCTCTTTTAATTACATTAATTGTACTTTTGCTCATTATATCTGCCAATTGATCCATTGTTGTTTCTCCCTGGAGTAGTAAGTTTCTTACTTAACCAAGGCCGGTGACGCAATATCTTTACAGTTTAACTAGCCTAGTCATATCGCTAGGAGCCCATACCTTCAAAATTTGCAACTCTGTTTTTTCAATGTCAACTACTTCGCCGTCTAGGTAATTTAAAACTTTTTTGTCTGGTAACATTACTAATAGTTTGGCTTTTCCGTCAACAATTGCTAGCATTAGTTCGCAATCGATGCGAGCTAACACCAAAGAATAAAAAATGCCCAGGCCTTGGGCACTAGGGCAAAAGCTTCCGTTCGCAACTAAATCCCATGGGTTAGGCCATGTTTCCATGCGCCAAGGGTCAAAAGTTTTATTAACCAATGGTACAAATTTCCACCATTGAGCGATTTCATTGTAGAGTTCGTTGTCACTGAAAGTAGACAAGCTTTCTCTCCACTCTCTCCAGGCCAATAGACGACTTTGCCTATCAGCAAACCAATGATCTAAGTTGCGGGCTTCCACGTTGATATTTATTCTTACCGTCAAGTGAGTTAATATCGTTTACACTAATTTGTAATATTGCTCGACTCGCCTGAGCCACAGATCAGAATAATGTCTGAATTCTGCGCCTTCGAGTACAAATTCTTGATACTCTGGTTTACCAATAATGTTGTGATCCTGATCAAGCTCGGGTTTAACACACATTAGCACAACACCTTTTTTAATGCAAGTGCCATGTAGCTCATTGTGCGCTTCTGCATAGGCGCAGAGTTGAATAAAATAGTCCTCAATCCACTCGCGCTTTTTGGGCTTGTTGGTTTGTTTGTAGTCTAGGATGGCTTCTTCGTTTAGGTGTATGCCTGCGCCGTCGGTTGTACCTGCATATAATCCTGGAAAATACAAAGGTACTTCAACACCCCAAATTTCATTGACATTGACCAGTCCTTTGTCAATGACTTCTTGGGCCATTACATAACTAGGCCAGCTAAATGGATTGCTTCCTTTGACTGGCATTACACCTTCCTTGATATAGCGTTCAAGGTAGCTATGCATACGAGTACCACGATTGGCTGCTTCTGTGGTAATTTGTTGCGCTTGGTGTTCACCAACTCTGGCTCGCCATTGGGCCAATGCGGCTTTCTTTTCTTCTGACTTGGTCTTGTCTAGGATTGTGGTTACAGAAGGAAGCCGGTCTCCGTTGGGTGTAGTATAGAGCCTAGTGGCTCCTTCGGATCTAGCTAATTTTTGATAATGGAATTTAGGATTATAAGTTGTCATTGTCACTTATTATAGCAACAGCTACTATAAAAGTCAATGACTATCTATTACCAAGAAATGACCCACTGAAATGTGGTCTGGGTAGTTGAGTTGGTTTGACGATCAACAGTATAACCAAGGTCAGTAAAGTATTGCACAACCTTGCTCATTTGCAGAGCTTTGCCGCGGTCATCACTGGCACCAACCCAAACATCGTAATATTCAGCAGCCAGGGCATAGCCGGTGTCGGCTGCATTTTTTGCCATGGTTGTTGTGGTAGACACAATAACTTGATATCCACCGGCAGCTGATTCTATTAGGATAAATTCTTCTAGGTCTCGAACTTCACGCAAAACTATAAGATCCTGCAAGGCCTTGGTTCGTGCTTCGCCGGCTGTTAGCATTAGTCTGCTCATAGTCCTAGTTCCTTCATTGCGGCTGCTGTAGCATCTTTGCTAATTTCAATTTTATTTTGTTCGGCTTGATCGGGTGTATCAGCAGATGGTACTGTTGTTAATGTGATTTGATCATTGTTTACATCAGCAATCAACTTGTCGTTTTTTGCTTTGAATGTAGCTACTAGTTCTCGAATGGCATTGACCTGACCGCCTGCACTGAAACCCATTTTGTTCAGCGAAGCAATCATGTCTTTCATCAGAATTTTTTCCTGCTTTTGATTCTGACCACGAATGATCAGCATCTTTACAGCATTAGCAAAACCCCGATCAGCTTTGACTAGTTCAGACAGCGTCACTCTTGATCTCCCGACCAGTGGCTTCAGCTTCTGGGCCACTACTACTTGGGAAGATAGGAGCCGCTGTTGCATCGGCAGGCGCCGCTGGCTCGGCTGCTGGTACTGGTCCGGTCAATCCAGAAATAGCGCCATCCAAGCTGTCTTTGGTTTGTGTTAGAGTATCAATAGCACCTTCTAACGCAGTCTTAACTGTTTGTGCATATTGTTCGCCTGCGGCATCACCAAAGCGAGCTTTGATTTGATCTACTAAAGTAATCATGTCGCTGCCTAGCATGTCAGCAACATCTTCAATCATTGATTGGAATTCGTTATTCATTGCGCGAGCAGCGATAACAACTTCTGCTTGCTCGATGTTTTCTTCATCAAGATCAGCTTCAAAGATTACAGCATCAACTTTGGCCATATCTTCGTAGATTTCTCTATGAAGAATTGCTCTAGTATAGGCTTCACCGCCCTTACTGGCCAGTGTGTCGATTTCTTCGTTGACACGCTGAAGTTCTTCGCGCAAGCGACGGCCACCTAGATCAGCTACTTCAATGCTCTCCTTACGCAGAGCCCTTTTTGCTGCCTGGGCCGAATTGGTTGATGTAATATCGTTAAATTTCATTGTGTTCTCCAGTAATCTATTTAGCGTCTTTTTTTGTTTAATCTGGTTACTCTTTTGCTCAAAGGGTTGAACTTTTTTGTTCTTCTAGTTTTCATAATAATACGACCGCGCATTCTAGCTTTGGTACGCTTAAACTGCATTCTCTTTTTAATGTCAACCTTTTTACTGCAACTGCTGGCAGCACTTACAACTCTGCCCTTGCGTCGACCAGAAGTACAACGCACTTTTCTAGCTATTTTTTTGCCCTTGCGAGCCCATACAATTTTAGCTTCTACTACTATTTTCATTTTGGTAAATGTGTTAGAAGGTAACCAAGCAAGCCAATCAAGCTAACAATTACTGTACCAGCTACAGTAACCATTACTTTGAACTTTTCGTCTTTTGCAGTGGTCAGCATAGACTTGATATCGGCCATGTTTTTGGAATTTTCAGCCTTAAATGTATTAAAATCTTGGTGAAGATTATCAAGTCGAGCTTCAACTAGCTCAAACTTTTCTTCTAAGCGATTGTACCTTTCTGCACACAGTTCAACGTGCATTTCAAGACTGGTACTTTCCGTTATCTTCGTAGCGGCCATACCCTGGTAAACTCCGTTATTTCCAATGTAAAATTACACAGCAAAGCATCGTGCTTTGAGTGTATTGTTTAGTTCAAATTGGGAGCCAGGGTGAGTTGTTATAACGGATGTTAAATTTATCGTATATTTAGCCAAATTAAAAAGAATCATGTCTGATAAAAAAGGTGTTGGTGTGCGGTCCAGATGTGACAATCTTCCCAGGTAATTTGACAGTATCGTGTTTGCTAAGTTGCATTACTATGCCCTCAGCATCTTGCGCCAGAGTTTCCTCGGACATTTGTCCAATGCCACTGGCAATCCATTTTAAACAGCAGACTCTGTGAACTCCATTGTATTCCGTGCCAAAATATCCATCTGTTAAATCTTGCGATTCGATAATTTCAATACCAGCAAGCAACGGTTGTCCCCTGTTGGCTATGATGGTCATTAGCCGCGTAAGGTTTTCTGGGCTGGTTGGACTGATGTCATAGAGCGTCCAAGCAGTGAAAAATTCTGGGTCGGCTCCGAGATGCATACCTGGGAGCATGTAAGACTTTTTATCTGTCATTTGGAACTATCTGTTTTAAATATGGCATGTCCTAGTGCCGCTCCAATTGCGGCACCGGCTGCTACTTTAGCTATGGTTGAAAGAAATCCGTTGCCGGATCTAGAGCCTACAATGCCACCAGCGCCAATGGCTGCTAGTTCAGCATTAGATACATCTGTTAACTCTAGTCCTTTGTTACGAGCTAGTACTTCTAACACTGGCAATAGTTCGCTACGACGACCTCGGATTCTATAATATTGAAGCAGTCTGGTTACACACATCTGTTTTTGATATGTGGTTTGATTTTCCCAGTCTGTCATGAGTCTACGCAGACTCTTGTAATTGCTGATGTCAATGGCCATTTGTCCTTCGAGTCTATACATGATGCGGATGGCGGCAACTCGTTCTAGTGTGCCATCAGCAATACCTTTGAGAAACAATCTCACTAACTTGCTGTTGGTTTTGAGTTGAGCACCCAATGCTTTATTTTGTTCTGCGGCTTTGAGCTTTTCGGCAGTGGCACCATTGGGATTTAAAAGAATATGCAATCCTTGATATAGATCTGTTCCACCGACTCTAGGCAATGCAAAATTTCCAAACATCAATGTTCTTCTAGCATAATCCTGAGCAAAAGGACGAGTCTCAAATTCTGAACTTAGCATGTACAATGTCAGCATGTTAAGGAACACGCTGTCAGCGGTATCACGCAAAGTCATTTGAGAAAGGTTATTGTTACGAAACATCTTGCTTTCGTTGCAATTTTCTCTAATAAAACTAAAACTATTGTCTTGTTCGTTTTCCATCATACACCTTTACTTTTTCATAAACACAGGACGATTAACTAATTTAATTTTACCGTGCGGTGTATCTGCCAC